CTTGATAGTTACGATCTGGGTTAATAAATGAAACTATAACTCTATTATATTTATTTGATTTGGTTTCACTTGCTAAACTATATCCACCTATAATATCATCTTCTGTTAAAGTTATGGAAGCCGAGCCTGTGGTTTCAACAATTAATTTATATTTGCCAGCAGAAAAAGGTAAATATGATCTTGCTCCTTTTGTTAATTCTCTAACATTATCAATTACTTTTCTTGAAGTATCTATAACTGCATTACAATCTAAAACATCTATTGTTGTTGAGCCATAAGCAGTAACATCGGTATCAAAAACTCCAGATGAAGTATAAAAACTTGGTATATCAATATTTGCTATTGCTATTCCTTTTCCATATCTTTCGTTTGTTAAATAATCTAATAAACACCAAGCTGGATTATTAGAGTGTGCCGCAGTTTGAGCAACTGAACTAGAATTATAAGCAACAACTTTTTTACCTTTAATGATTGCTTGGATTTGTGGTATTGCACCAAATGCATCATTGTGCCATTTAAACTTTAAAGATAAATAAGCAAGACCTCTTAATCTATGATTAGATGTCCAAGATGTTAATGTTCCTAATAAATCACATTGTGCTTGACTATCAGTACCATAATGACATTTAACACTAATTAAACTACCACTATCTTTATAAAAATTGCCATCGCTTGAAGCTACTTCTCTTAAAGTATTATCTGCTAGAGTTCCTGTCCAAGTAACCTCTTTATCATCAATAAAAATTTTTTCTACACTTTCTATTTCTCCCTCACATAAAACTAATGCAACATATAAATACTCATTATCAGTTCCACTTGTTTCTACAAAAACTCTTGTTCCGCCAATTTTTCTTTCTCCATAAACAACAGGAATAGATTGATCGTTAGATTGGTGGTTTAATAATATTCCTTTTTCGTAATTATTAAAATCACTATCTCCGAAGTCAGGTCTATCTGGTCGTCTATTAGATAAAAATAACCAACCAATAGCAAAGATTCCTAAAGCAACAAAAGGATTTAAACCTTTTAAAAAATTAACTACTCTTACAACTTTAACAAGTTTTTTTGCTTGCTTAAAAACTTTTTTGGCCGCCCTAAAAGGATTAAAAAAAGATTTAATTCCTGTTTCATTTACAGGCTTTCCATACCCACCTAATTTTTTTAATATTTTTTCTTCATCTTTATTAATGTAAGCAATAAACTCATCTTTAGGTGCATATCTATTTAATATTTTTTTCCCTATTTTAACTAATAATTTATCAAACCAATTAAACATTATGGTCTACCCCATTTGATATTTAAAACAGTTTCACTAGCAAAATTCATACCTACATCACTACTAAAAAATCTTTGTTGCGATGTATTGTTTGTTTTTCTTCCAGATTTTTTTTCAAAATCAGCCCAATGAGAAACTATATTAAGATTTAATACTGAAGAATCATCAGTTTCTACTATTGTGTATGTTTCAATGTTTCCTTTATATAATAAAAAAGGGTCAGCTATAATTGCATTATTAGCATCTAAAAATGCTCTATAAATTGTTACTGCATCATTAACTATATTTTCTGCTAGTGCTAATGATATGTATGTTTGGTCTGCTCCTGATAAAGATATTGATATGCTTGACTTACCTATGTCGGTTTCTTCTGATACTTCAGGGTAACTTACTAAAAAACTATTTGATGTGTAGGTAACACTAGAGCCTGATACACTTGAAGTTAAATCATGTACGCAATCTGTAATATTTTGTGGAGTACCAAAACCAATCGTAATTAAATGAACAGGTTTAATTTCATTTGTTGCTAGATGATTCTTTACTGCGGTTGTTAAACTTCTCGTCATATTTCTCGTAACTTCTTCTGTTTATTTTTATACTATCTAAAATTTTATATTTTGCATCCTTTGTTGGCTCATTATACTTTCCTAAATCGTTTGTATCCATATTAATATTTTCACTATCAATTATTTCTTCAGCAAGTACATCAACATTCATCCAATACTTAACTTTGTATTGCATTAAAAGGCTTCTTCAACATCTAATTCGTATTTATATAAAAGACTACCATCTTTATCAGCACCTACTGCTCCAAATTGTTGCACATCTCCTGTTAAATGAACTGTAAAAGCAACATCGTCATAAGTAACTGCTGAATCATTTGTTATATCAGCTATTAAAGGTGGCTCTATTGTAACAGTTGCGGCATTACTTGAACTTGTTACATCTGCAACCACCATATAAATTTTTGTATGTGAAGCAAATTTTATAAAATCTCCAGCTTTTAATCTTCCAGCACCATCTCCAGCAAATCCATCCATAGCAATAGTATTGTCTCCAGCAGATTGTGCGCCATTAACTAAAACACTTCCTGTTTCACTTCCTCTGGCATCCTCTATTTCTGGTGGAACAATAGTAAAGTTTTCTTTTCCACTTCTTTGCTTAACTATAAAAGCCATAAGTTCTCCATAAACATCTGATCTATTTCCTGTAATTATAGAAACAGTAAAAGCCCATCTTTGAGAATCAATAGTTCTTGATAATTTTTTACCACTTATAGATTTAGATATAATTGTACTTTGAATAGACTTAATACCCATTGTTTCAAATTTAGAACTTGCTATTGGAAATGCACCACTCATTATACTAATTCTCTCCTACCTTTTTCGTTTAAAGCATTATTTATTATTGAAGTTATGATACCTCTGTTTTCTACTAAAACACTATTAAAGCTACTTGAATCTATGGCTTCAATATTAAAATTAACATTAACATTTCCACCACCTGTTCCTCTAGCGGCTTGTGTTATTTGACCTGATGAGTTTGGTACAAAAACTTCAGCACCTCGTTCTCCTACTACAACAGGCTTACCTTTTGAAACTGCACCACCTGATGCTTTTCCAAATAATCCACTAAAGAAACCACCAAAACCACCTGACATAGCACTTAAAGTTGCTTGTAATGCAATTTGTTTCTTTAGATTGTGATTTTGTTCTTCTATTTTTTTATTTTTATCTTCTTCAGTTTTAAAGATTGTTTCTGCTAATATTTTTTCAATCCCTTTTAAAGTTATATGTTCAATAGTTTTTTGAATAATTGTAATTAATAATGATTGTGCTAATTCTTTAAAAGAAGCATTTAATTCTTTTCCTAAAACAACTGCTCTAGCAATACTGTTTGCAAATCCTGTTACTCCTTGATTTATAACACCTAATATTTCATTTGATATTGTGAATTGATTATTCTGTTCTCTTAATGATTCTAAAACTTTTTCTTCAATAGATGCTTTTCCTTTAACTGCTTCTTCTATTGCTCTTTGTTCTTCAAATATATTTCTATTTGCATCTATTATTCTTTTTAAAGATTTTTCTTCATCTTTTTTAACTGCATTTACAAGCTTTCTATTAGATTCAAATAAATTAACTTGTTTTCTTAATTCTTTTGTTACTTTTTTATGAGTACCAAGTTGATCTAATAGCATAGTTGGGTCGTATGCTTCTTTTTGTGCTTGAAAGTTAGATTCTATTTTTTTTGCTATATCATCTAATTGTTTTCCTAAAGCAATATACGCAGTTGTACCAGCCGCCGCCGCCGCCGCAACTAAACCTAAACCTACACCTGACAAAGCCGTAATAGTAGTTAATGGAACAACAACCCCAACTAATGCTCTACCCCATCTTAAAAACATAGCCGCAATTTTTAATGAAATTAATATTTTTAATACTTCCATTACTTCTGATGAATGTTTTGTTAATAATCTCATTCCATTGGCTAATCCCTCAACTGCTACTGCTAAAGTTGTTCCAATACTAATGGCAATTTTGTCCATCATTTCTGAGTTTTCTTCTAATGATTTATTAAGATCGCCAAATTGTTTTTTAAGTTGTGAAAAGAAACCAGCATCTAATAGAACTCTTTTAAAGTTAAAAACTTTATCTCCTATCATTGATAAAGTACCAGATAATGTGTTTGCTAATTCATCTGTTGCTCCATCAAATTTTCCACCCTCTCCAAATACTTTTTCAAAAGCGGCTATTGTTTCTTCAACTGATACTTTTGCACCAGCAGAAAAACCTAACATATCTTTAACACCTTTATCTCTAAATAAATCTGCGGCTGAGATACCAGCAGATAATGACCTTTGTATTTGTTCCGCAGTTGTTTTAAAATCTAAACCTGTAACTGCCGCAACATTACCTGTAATTTTCATTAAATTTGCTAGTTCTTTAGCATCATCACTAACAACTGCTAATACTCCAGACCCAGCTTGTATTTCTTCTAGTGAGAAAGGAACTTTAGATGCAAATTTTGCCATTTCATCAAAAGCTTTTGCACCCTCTTGTGCTGACCCAAATAAGAATTTTAATTGAACTTGTAGGTTTTCAATTTGCTTTCCTGTATTAACTATATTTCTAATAACAAGACCAGCACCTAAACCAATAAAGGCATTTCTTAAATTAAATACTGATTGTTTTAATCTTCCTAGACTACCTTGTAATTTGCCTAAAGCTTGTTTCGACCTATCTCGTGCTACTATGTCTATATTAAGTTTTTGTGTTGCCATTATCTTTATTTTCTATGTTGAGCCATTCTCTCTTGACTTTTATACTCATCTTGCTCTTTTTTCAAGTAAGCTAACCAAAGATTATAATGGCTTACTGGCATATCTAAAACTTGTTGAATTGTGATGTGAAGTCTGTCTGCTACAACTAAAAGCGACCTTGTAGCTGGGTCGCTACTTACTTTTTTTCGGCTTCCTCGTAAGAGGTGTCTAGCAAGATTTTATTGGCTACTGATGCAATAACATTGGAGTCTGCTTTTTTTCTTAATGCAATTTTATCAAATGGGTCAAAAGCTTTTGTTAATTCGCCTTTATCATTTTTAACTTGGAGTTTCATTATAAGCAAATCTACAAGAACATTTAAGTCTTGGAAATTATTTGATTTCTTAAAAATAATATTTTTTTCTTCAAGTGTTAAAGGCTCTGAATAAAAAACAGATGGATTACCATTCTCGTCTTTCCACTCATCAACTTCAATAGTAATAGTTTGTAAAGTCTCAAAATGAGTTTTTACTCTATCTATAACTGACATAAATTAATATTAAGCAGTTCCTCTTGTTAATGTTCCTGTTCCTTGAAAAGTAACTGATCTAGTAGTTATTCCATCTAATGAAACATTGACACTCATTCCTGTTACAATCCCTGAACCTGTAAAAGTTTCATCTCCTGAGCCATTACCCTCTGGTGCTAATATAAAAGCTATTGTTGTTCCAGCAGTTAATGTTTGTTGTGGAGAATCAGTTTCATCATAACTCATATCTAAAGTTCCTGAAAATGATGTTCTTCCAGCTACAAAAGATTTTGTGCTATCTGAAAGTTGAGTGTCCTCAACAACATCAGCAGTTGTTTCAAGTGTGTAACCTGTTAGTTCGCCAATACCTGTTCCACCAGCAGTTACTACTCCTTCTTTTCCGAAGTGTGTTGCCATTTTTTATTTTCCTTTTTACTTATTTGTTTTTCTTGCTTTTCTTGTTTCCAACCTAAATCTAAAAAATTATCAAGTTGAGTTTCGTTAATAATAACCTCATTCCCATCCTTATATAATTTAATGTCTTTAGCCATAAAGTCTTTTACTATTTATCTTCTTCTTCGTCAATATCTTCGTCATCATTATCTTCATCAAAATCTTCCTCTGAGTCATCTTCCCATTTCTCATCTTCTACATCATCTCTTAAATCAGCAAGTAAGTCTTTGACTTCTTCACACATTATTGATTCTTTGTCGTGCAATTTCTCAATGCTATCTATTTTCTTTTCTATTTTGTCTATTATTTTATCTTTAGTTGCCATAGTTTCTCCTTTTTTATGGTGTTCCAGCTTGATACTGATACATACATCTAATTGTCATTCTTATACCACCAACAGGAAACAATGTACCCTCGTCAGTTTCTACTTGTATAATTTCTGTATCAAGTGCATTACTATCTCGTGTAATATCACTTTCTAACGCAGTTTCAATAGCAGTAATTAACTGATTTCTTAATGTATCAATATTAGTATCTGAGCCTTTAACAAATCCCAATATTACAAAGTCTATTGTTCCATGCCTTGTTCTAGCACCACTTCCTAGTTCAGAATCATCTCTATTTTCTTCTGAAGTTTGTACTATTACTGCTGGGTATTGTTGTTGTGATAATTCTTCTAATTCAAAAGGTTGTCTAGTACATAGTTTCACATCAGGAGAACTAATGGCATCTATTACTGTTTTTATATTACTCGCTATATTTTCTCTTACACTCATATTCTCATCGCATTAAGTTGTCTTATCATAAATTTATTAAATCCCTTTTGTATAATGGATTCTGTTCTTTGATTAAAGCCAAAAAATTCTCTTTTTGGCTCGTTTAATACTTGATTAAATAATGCTCTTTTACGCATTTGTGCATTTGAAAAATTTACACTAATTTTATTCTTTCCTGTTTTTCTTAATGTTCTACCACTTGGATTTAAAGCGGCTAACATTCTTCCTGTATAAAATAAATCAACTTTAGTAGATTTTCCCTCTCTTTGTAATTGTTTTAAATAACCCTCAGAGTAAGGTGCAAAAGGAACTCCTTTATAATCAATTCCTTTGCTTGTTTTAGTTCTAATAATATCTAATAAATGAAACCCAGCTTGTAGAAGTCCTTTATCAATTAGTCTTGGAAGTTTTTGCTCCAATCTTTTATATTTTTTTTGGAGATGTTTAGCATTGGTTTTTATATTTGCTTTAAGCATTACCTATTTAATCTTCGTAAGCCGTGTAAAGGCTCTTTTTCATTTACTGCAATAGTTCCTGAAGCATCTGAATCGTACTCTACACCATCTTCTAAGATTGCTCTCCATTCTTTGTTATATTCTGAAGCATAATGTTCGGCCATTCTTTCAAATCTATCTTTTTCTGTCTCTGGCCTAAATTTAGTTAATGATGGTAAAAAATATTTATACATAAATAAATATGCACCAGCCCTTTTAAACTGATCTAAATTAACTTTTGTATTAACCATCTCAGCAGTATTAAGAACTGTAATATCTGTAAATACATTTGTTTTATATACAGGCCACCACTCTATTCTTAATTGTCTTAGAATATCATTTGTTGTTTGTGTAATAAAAAAAGCTACTTCAGATGTATCAGCACCAATCCCAAAAGTATAAATGTCAGCTTGATAGTTTGAAGCATCTCCAGCATTTATAACATTCGCACCTGTATAATTAGCCATATTAACCTACCAAACTAATAATAATTACAATAGCAATAATAACACCAGCAGTTACTTTTGGATTATCCTTTGCCATTTTCCAATATTTTTTTAATTCTTTCATTTCTTTTTCCTTGTCTTTTTTTTTGGTTTTAATTGAACAACTTTGTCAACTACATCTTTTAAAGTTGCTTTTTTAATTTCTTTTTTAACATTATCAAGAGGACTAAAACCTCTTTTAATAAAATGATTTATATTAGCTTCGTATTGTTCTTTTGTTCTTGTAATGGTTTTTTTTCCATTTGTTAATTTTATATTCATAATATCTCCTTATATCCTATGGCGAGTTTCCTCGCCATAGAAAAGTAGTTATTAGTTGATTACTGATTCTCCAAGTATTTCTACTCCATAAGAGTCGTGTAATTCGCCAACACCATAAACCGCAGTTGCTACAATTTCATCTGCTCTTAAAGATGCGTCTCTTTGAGTTTCGATCTTCAAGTCTTGCATCATAGCTAAACCTAGTGCGTCTCTGTGGAAGATACCACCTTTACAGTTGTCTGTGTCAGTAGTTCCATCAACATTTGAAGTTTCAAACATTTGAACTCCAGCGATGTTACCAACATATCCTGTTCTTAATGCTTCGTTAGTTAAGTCATTAGGATTAGGATTAACAAAAGTATTAGTTAAGTTTTTCTTCACATTGTATGCAACCTTTGGATTCAGTACACCAGCCAAAGGCATTGGTACTGCCGCTTGTCTTAAAGTTGCTACTGCTTCAAAGATTTTAGCCACAGTTATTTCTGTTCCAGCACCACCGACAGATGTTGAGAATCCATCAAATAATGCAGTTAAGTCTGTGTCTATTTTTTTTGCAATCGCTTCTCCAAATAATCTACCAATATCTGCCGCAACATTTCTTGGTGCAGAGTTTCTTGCTAAATCTGTAAGAGTAGTCATTATTC